ATTATCGACGGCAAGACCTACATGACTCTTGACAAGCAGGTCATTCCCCCATTCTTTACGGCTGAGGTTGATGCCAACGAATTGTACAGTGCATTGCAGTGTGATGGGATGAATGGACAGAAGTTGAATCGCTACAAGTTCTCGATGAAGGACAACCAGTTCTTCGTGACCGTAGGAGGTGCCTTCAAGGGACTCACTGAGGTGCACTTGGGCGACTACACTATGGACGACTTTGAAGCCGTGTATGAGGGTGGTTTGGAGAATATCGCCAAGCACTACTCAACCAAGATTAAATTGCGTTTCTTTGACTTCAAGGATTACGGACAGGGCATCCGCCTACTACTCGCTATGGAAAATGGCGACTGGGTATTTCAATCCGGGGTGCTTTGATTGACTCTTGGTCATAAATACGACTCCATTACTGGATTTAGTATGCAACAAGTCGAGGACACCTGTGAACATCCTGTGTTTCAGCGATGGATTTACCGTGGTTCCGACCGAAGGCGTAGGATGCGAATAATACTCTCTATGGTCATTCACCATGAAATGAATGAAGAGCAGTGGTACACTACTGACGAACTACGCCTTATGTGCCTTGAGCATGATGCGAGGGGTGGTTCCTCTATGATGATTACCAATGTTCGCATAGGCACACTGATGCGGGTTATGATTGCTCGTGGAGTGGTCGATTTCCGCAAAGGAGATGGCTCGAGAGAATACAAGAAGGTGAAACAATGATAACTTGGAAATGTGAAAATTGCGGTAGTGAAAATAAAGCGACTGACCCGTGGAGTATAGCGAGCGTACTTAGCGACACACAACTTAGCGTTGAGTGTAGCAAGTGCGAATCCCTACACCTACTCACAATCAGCGTCAAGACTATGAATGACGATTTCCGTGATAAGCAGTGGCTCACTAATGCTTATGTGGCCAACGGTTATACGATGGCGCAGATTGCCCGCATGTGCGGGGTCACGCCAATGACTATACAGAACTGGCTACGACGACACGAAATACCCACAAGGGGGCGAGGCCGTGGTAAATCTGCCGGAGGACAGTAAATACCAAGTAATTATGTGTTGCGATTGCGACGGCATAATTAAGATAAAGAGGCTGGATAAGCACAAGACTGGCGAGAGTGTCGCCATACAGCGTTTTATGACGGTCACTCCGTGGTGCAACTGCTTGTACAATCCTTTGTGAACATCTATATACTGCCGACAACAGATGGTTTAGTATGATTGTGACACACATTGGTGGCAGAAAGGTACGAATCCGTTCACGAAACCCGGAGACAAATGAGCGTAGGGATTATGTCGTCGAGGCATACCCCTACTGCTTTGCCAATAATGTGAACGACCGATATGGGTTGGTCAAGGTCGAAGAAGGGTACGAGGGATTGTACGGTACTGAGTTGAACAAGGTGTACTTTCGCACTGAGTACGACAGGAGACTGTGGTCCAAGCATACTGAGACATGGGAGGCAAACATAACCTTCCCTAATCAAGTCCTCAATGACCGACTGGTCAAGGGCGAAGAACCTATTCCTAACTACGAGCACAGGGTGTGGTATCTCGACGGTGAGTGGAAGACCACCTCCGGGGAGATTACCATGCTCTCGGTGTTCGACTCCTACACCAAGCGGATGTTGACATGGGTCACAAGCCCCGACATCGAACCGGGGCTACACAAGTCCCTACCCTGTACTGACCACCCGGATGGGGTCAAGGAGATTCATTTTGATACTCCGGTGCGAGCCTTTGCCAACGAGCGACAACTACTCGCCCATTTTGCATCACAGATGTCTAAGCATGACCCCGATGTCATTGCTGGGTGGTATGTGGTGGATGCTGACATCAAACAGATATGTGACCGCATGAGGGCTGTGGGTCTTAACCCCAAAAGCCTATCTCCCTACAACCGCCACGACTTCATGTACAATTGGAGTGACAAGCACTGGTCGCAACCTATTCCGGGGCGACTTTGTTTCGACCTTATGGTTGGATTCAAGCGACTATGGACTATCAAGAATGGGCAGTTGGCATCGCAGAAGTTGGATGATATTGCTTGGCATGTACTCCAAGAGAAGAAGGTTGATTTGCCTAATGGACACGACACCTACTACTCGGATGTGGGGACATACCTTGACTATAACCGACAAGATGTGAGGCTACTCCCCCGGTTGGACGAAGCAGTCAATGCTGTGGGGTATCACACTTCTATGCAACATCTTGTGCAGTGTCAGTTGGCCACTACTCCCCTCATCACCGCTTGCTCGGCCAGCCTCTTCCTACAAGATAGTGAGTTCGACCTACGCATACCCGACTCCGCCAAGTTCGAGAAGCGGGATTACTCCGGGGCTGATATTCAAGAACCGGAGCCCGGACGATATACCAACATCGCTATCATGGACATTAAGGCCATGTACCACTCCAATGTCAATCTGCATAACATCTGCTGGACTACCCTGTCGGATGAGGGTGTGGACTGTGGCAGTGGCGCTAAGTTCATGCAAGGCGACCGTGGGTTGCTGGGTAGGACTATGGACAAGTTGACTGTCAAGCGCAACGAGTACAAGGCGTTGATGAAACAAGCGAGGGCTGATGGCGATACCATCGCCTACAAGAAGTGGGATGGTGCTCAATTTGCTACCAAATCAATGGTTGCTTCCCTCTATGGTATCTGCGGTGACTCTAAGTTCGGCATGTACCACCCCGATATTGCCGCCGCTATCACATACACCTCCCGACAGACCCTATTCCGCCTTCGTGACGAATGCAACGAGCGTGGCTACCCTGTGCGCTACGGACACACTGACTCCATATTTTGCGAGGTACCAAGTCCCGAAGAAGGTATGGTGCTGGTTGATGAAATCAACAAGGCTATGGCTCCTATCGAGACTGAGTTCGAGAAGTGGTGCGAGGCTATGATTCTCAAGCGCAAGAACCGCTATGCTGGCAAGGTCACATGGACTGACGGTCAATCACATGAGCCCGAGTACTACTACAAGGGTCTTGAACTCAAACAGGCGAGGATGCCAAAGGCCATGAAGTCCACAATGGACTCCATACTTCGTGCTATCCTCGATGGTGTGGCTCAAGATGAGGTCGATACTGAGGTATGTGGCCTCATCACTAAGGGCATAAATGGTGAACTTGCTGAGGATGTGTTGATGGTAGGAAAGTTGAAGCGTCGTCTTTCACAGTATAAAGTACTATCGGGTGCATCAGCAGGTGCTGACTGGGCTAAAAAGAACCTCGGTCGCAATTATGAGGTCGATGAGGCCTTCCTAACAGCGGTCAATAAGAGGGGACAGCACATTGCATTTGACGATTTTGAGCAACTGCAAGGCGTGTGTAGCATCGACTGGGCCAGAATGACTGAGACATACATTGTGAACAAAGCATGCGACATCTATGACCTTGTTGGGTGGAGTACACAGGAATTGTGGAACGCTCACCGTGGTCTTGGTGCTGTTCGATGGGTTTAACTTATATAGTGGCGTGGTCAAAGTGAGTAATATGACCGAAGAAAGTCGAACCCCCCGCAAAATGACAACGAAGGAACTCACCGAAGCAGTGCATGGTCTTGGTTCATCTATGAATCGACTTGCTAACGCACTGACTGAGGACATGACGCAGATTATGGCAGTCCTCGGAGGTCTTTTGACGCACTTGGGACTACTCGAAACAATCACATGTCCTTCGTGCGGTACTGAACTGCGACATCCTAAGTTGGATGAAGTGCCAGCGCCTACCCACTGCCCTGCATGTGGTAGCGATTTGGACACAAAAGAAGAAGAATGATTAAAAAACACACGGGATGTGGAATGACTATGGCAAAAGTATTGTTGGCAGAAATGGACGAGAAATTGGTGGCTAAAGCCATCGCACAACACGGAAAGCGTGATGTGTATATCGCTATGGACAACGGCGTCGAGAACCTCCAACGAGCAGTCGCTCTTGGACTCGATACTTTTTGCTTGGTTGGCGCAGATGCTGACCCTAAGATGTTCTCCGAGTACATCACTTCCGCCCCTGTGAAGAAGGCCGCACCAAAGGCCAAGAAGCAAGAGGCGAAGAAGGATGATGCAACAACCGAGTAAATACAGCAAAGAGTGGTTTCAAATCCACGGTGCCGAACACGGACACGCTAACCCATTCAAAGCGGCTAACAACGATTGGCCAGTACGACTATCCAAGTCAGCATTTATGACTTATCTTGGTTGTCCACGCAAGTATTGGTGGTCAAATGTTGCCGAGATACGAGGGCCGAGGAATCATTTTATGGTTCATGGGACCGCAGTCCACACTGCACTTGAGAATCTCTATGGTAATTGGGTTGCTGGTACTGAACGAAGTTTTGGTGACTTGATGATGCACGATTGGGAGGGAGATGGTGATGCCTATACGCCTCATCTCGAGTGGGATGATGAGCAAAAGCGAATCTATGAAGGTTCCGTGGAGGCTCTCGCTCAACTCGAAGAAGAACGACTACGGCGATGGGGGGCGGAGCATTTCGCACCCGAAGAGTTCGAGGTCAAACACACTCTCAAGGTTCCCGATAGGAACTTTATCCTCGTTGGTATGATTGACGGTGTTCATCGCCACCCCGATGGTGGTCTTGTTATCACTGAATTGAAGACTGGCAAGGCTACCAGTGGCAAGTTGAGCAAGACTCGCAAGGAACTGTGTTACTACCGCTACATGTTGGCTATGCTTGGGTGGGATGAAGCAGTGTATTTTTACTACCTGTTCCCCGAAGCAACCAACACCAAGTTGTTCCACGAACTCGACGGCAAGAAAAACACTGAGGTGTGGCTTGGCGACCTTCAAGGCATGGCTGTCTTGGAGAAGGACAGTCATTACCGCAACAGATGCCTCGGCTATCATGGGAAATAATCCATGGACTACTCCCTATAAATGCTGGCAAAGAAAGC